ACTTTTCTAATTTCATAAATGGAAACATAAACGGACTTGTGCACCCGTCAGTGCGAACTCTCGGCGCACGAACGAGCCGAATGTCAATCACGAATCCAGCGCTTCAGACACTGCCTAAGGGCGACGATGTCGTGCGCCGTGCATTCATACCCAAAGACGAGAATCATGTCATTGTCACGTCAGACCTTGACCAAGTTGAGTTCCGCATGTTCGCAAGTCTTGCAGATGACCCAAACTTGACTGCAATGTTTAACATCGCAGACTCAACCGGGTCAGATCCGTTTACTGAAATTGGCCGCGAGGTCTACGCAGATCCAACAATGCAAAAGTCTGATAAGCGCCGTAACCTCATCAAGAGCATGGTTTATGGTCGTTTGTACGGCGCAGGTGTCGCTAAGCAGGCGCTCACAGCAGGAGTTCATGAAGTACAGATGAAATCAGTATCAGATGCGTTTGATGCCAGATTTCCTGGAATGACCCACTTCCAACGAAGCATTGAAGATGTTGGCATGCGTAGATTTAAAGCTGAAGGTCAAGGCTACGTGTACACTTGGACTGGTCGCAGGCTTCCATGTGACGACAACCGCGTGTATACTTTGGTCAACTATCTGATCCAAGGTGGCGCGGCAGAAGTGTTTAAGAGTAATCTTGTAAAGCTTGACCAGGCGGATCTTACTGAGCTACTTATCGTTCCAGTGCATGACGAAATAGTGCTCAATGCTCCACGAGAAAGTGCTGAAGAGATCAAGCAACTTGTTCGCAAGTGCATGACAACAACCGAAGGCTGGAACGTGCCGCTTACTGCTGACGTTGATGGTCCACTAGAAAGCTGGGGAGATAAATACCGATGACAGGCCGACTTATTCTTGCAGTAGATCCTGGCAAAGCAACTGGAATATGCTTATTTTTGTACGAAAACGGAGAACCAGAACTACTCTGGTCTGGTGAGTATCAAGCAGATGAGTTTGCTTGGGTCATTAGGTCAGCGATTGCCCATGCACAGATGAGAGAGACATCACTTGAGGTAGCTTGTGAGCGTTTTACTATCACAGCGCAAACAGCAAAGAACTCGCAGGCCCCGTACTCACTTGAGCAAATTGGAGTTCTAAAGCACCTCATACGAGAAAGCAATGGAGTTGCAAGCGAGTTAGTGTTTCAAGCACCAGTAGATGCAAAAAGGTTGTTTCCAAACGAAGCGATAAAGAAGCTCGGGTATTGGCACAAAGGTGGAGAAGGCCACGCTTTAGACGCCATTCGTCATGGTCTTCTGTATCTTGCAAAGCATGGCTGGACGCCAAAAAGACTACTTCAATAGATACTAAGAAAAAAATTTGCAAAACTGCACGTTTTTTGTCTTAGTATATGATACAGTGACACATACCAAATGACGAGGAGTATTAGTGCCAGTAAATGTTGATCTCAACCCAACGGGTGAGTACATCCGTATTGAGACAGAGTGGCGTTTCAAAGAGCTATGCAAAAGCATACCTGGAGCGACATGGAATGCAGGCGATCAAGCGTGGAGAGTTCCACTTGGTTGGTCGTCATGTCTCGCGCTTCGTTCAGTATTTAAGAACGAGCTTGCAATTGGACCAGCGTTGTCCGCGTGGGCAGCAAACGAGCTTGCCACGAGAGTAACACCAGCAAATGACCTACGCGATCTTGACACGTACGACGGTGATGAAGCGTTGTTTCCTCACCAGCGAGCCGGTGTTGCTTTCTTATCAACAGCACGACGTGCGCTACTTGCAGACGAGCCTGGTCTAGGAAAGACAGCACAGGCTATTCGTGCGCTTAAGCAGCTTAATGAAACAGGTGGTGGTTCACTGCCAGCGTTGATTGTTTGCCCAAACACGCTTAAGAAAAACTGGAAGCGTGAGTTTGCAAGGTGGTGGCCAGAAGCCAGCGTTCAAATTATTCGCGGATCTGCAGGCCAACGACGCAAGCAATTTGAAGTAGAAGCCGACGTGTATGTCATTAACTGGGAGTCACTGCGCTCGCACTCGCGTCTTGCGCCTTACGGATCAGTGGCGCTTGCTCGATGCACAGAGTGCGGAGGTCACGACGAAAAAGTTACAGAAAATCGCTGCGAAGTTCACTTGCGCGAACTAAATGGTATTGATTTTAAGGCCGTGGTTGCTGACGAAATTCACAGATCAAAAGATCCAAAGTCAAAGCAAACACGTGCGTTGTGGGCAGCAACAGGCGACGCAGATGTTCGCTTTGCGCTTACTGGAACTCCAATAGCCAACAACGTCTTGGATCTGTGGCCAATTCTTCACTGGCTGTCACCAAGTGAGTGGCCAAGCAAGACTAGGTGGATTGATCGCATGGTTGACACGATGATGAATGCATTCGGCGGAATGATTGTGATTGGTGTAAAGCCTAATATGACAGATGAGTTTTACGCGGCGATAAATCCACGAATGCGCCGAATGCTTAAGGCACGAGTATTGCCGTGGCTTCCACCCGTACTCAAGGAGCGCCGCGACATTGAGATGTCGGCAAAGCAAAAGAAAGCGTACGAACAAATGCGCGAGCTTATGATTGCCGAACTTGAAGGCGGTGAGGCTGTAGTTGCGCCAAGTCCGCTTACGCAAACGACACGTTTGCTGCAATTTGCAAGTTCGTACGCTGAAATGACTTTTGATGAAATAACAGGCGAAAGCAGAGTAAAGCTTATTGGTCCATCGTGTAAAGTTGATGCGCTTATGGACGACATCGCAAATGGCGACTTTGGCGATGATTCAGTTGCAGTATGCGCAGTGTCGCGCCAGCTTATTGAGCTACTCAGTGAGGAAATGACCAAGGCGAAGATCCCGCACGGTCTTATCACTGGCGCGCAGGACGAAGATGAGCGCCAGCAAGCAGTTGATGATTTCCAGTCTGGAAAGATCAAATGGGTGCTATTTACAGCACAGGCAGGCGGCGTCGGTATTACTCTTACGGCGGCACGCAGACTTGTAATGCTTCAGCGTCCGTGGTCACTCGTTGATCACAAGCAAGCCATGGATCGTGTTCACCGTATTGGTAGTGAAATACACGACTCAATTGTCATTATGGACTACGTCACAGAAGGAACAATTGAAGAGCGCGTAATTGATGTTCTAGATACAAAAGCCGATAATTTTGAGCAGATTGTGCGCGACAAGACACAACTTCTTAAAATCCTAAAAGATGAGAAAGCGAGTTAAGCATGTCATTTGATGCACCAGCAATGCCAGTGGTTGTTACACCACGGCCGATAAAGATCTCTAACTCAGAGATTCAGACGTTTAAGGACTGCCGTCGTAAGTGGTGGCTAACCTACTACAGACGACTTCAACCAAAAACACAGAACATGACTGGCGCACTTGCGCTTGGAACACGAATTCACGGTGCTCTTGATGCTCACTACGGCCTCGGTGTCCCACTTCTTGAGGCGCACGCTGAGCTCGTCAAGATAGATAAGCAAATTCTTATTGACAGCTACCGAGACACAGTTGACTTGGATAGTGAAGCTGAGCTTGGTCGTATCATGCTCGAAGGATACCTTCAGTGGGTAGAAGAGAACGGAGTTGACGCCGAGCTTGAGATGATTTCAACTGAAGAAATTATCTCGATGCCGATGTTTGACGGCGAGGTTGAGCTTCAAGGAAAGCTTGACATGCGAGTTCGCCGCAAAGGCGACGGCGTGCGTATGTTCCGCGACTTCAAAACTGTTGGCGGCTCGTTTGCAGAGTTTGCAAGTCTTGCTCACATGAATGAGCAGATCCTTACATACATGCTTCTCGAGGACCATCAAAACAAAGAACTTGGCAAGAACGCTGGCGAGCGAAGCGAAGGTGGCATCTTTACGATGCTTAAGAAAGTAAAGCGCACTGCAAATGCAAAGCCTCCGTTCTACGAGCAAATGGAAGTCAGACATAATCAATTTGCACTTCGTGCGTTTGCGTCACGTATTCATGGCACCATCAAGGATATGCTGGCCGTCAGAGGCGCGCTTGACGAAGGACAAGATCATTACGGAGTTGTTTATCCACGGCCAAGCCGAGATTGCAAGTGGAAATGTCAGTTCTTTGCGATTTGCCCACTGTTTGACGACGGAAGCGCCGCCGAACATGCAATAAGCGAGATGTACGCGGTCGCCGACCCGTATGGTTACTACAAGACAGAAGAGAAGAAAGGAAACGAATAATGGGAGAAGTACAACGCTCATTGACCATCATGGTCTACGGCGAGTCAAAGGTTGGTAAATCATCATTTGCGGTCACTGCACCATACCCACGGCTTATGCTTGACGTTGAAGGAGGACATCGGTTCTTGCCTATCAATGTTAAGTATTGGGATCCACTGCGTGAGGAGCCGCCTGTTGCCGATGGCACATGGGACACCTGCGTTGTGAACGTCACTGAGTACGACACAGTGCTCAAGGCATACCAATGGTTGCAACTTGGTAGGCATCAGTTCAAGTCGTTGATCATTGACTCTGTATCTGAACTTCAGGTTAAGTGCATGGATAACATCGCCGGCACTAACCAGATGCAGATGCAACAGTGGGGCGAGTTGCTTCGTCACATGGGCGCGCTTTTGCGAGACCTGCGTGACTTGACAATGCACCCAACGGCACCGCTTGAAGCAGTAGTTCTTACTGCGATGGCTCGTCAGGATAAAGACGGTCGTTACCGTCCGTACCTGCAAGGTCAACTTGCAATTCAAGCACCATACTTCTACGACATCCTCGGCGCAATTACCGTTGAGGACGTGTTCCCTGGTGACCCTACTCAGGCACCGTACAAGGCACGTCGTATGTACGTTGAGCGCACAAACCAGTATGAAGCTGGCGAGCGCGTTCAAGGCAGGCTCGGCAAGGTTGTCGAGCAAGAAAATCTCGGTATTGAGCGAATGCTCGACATCGTGTTCGGACAGCGTCCGCAAGAAACATCCAAATAACA